AATAGCCGAATACGCATTAAACGCAGTTGGTGGTGGAAGTGGTACTGGTTTCCCATTTGAAGGTTATGCTGCACTAACGGGAAGTTTAAATGTATCGGGTAGTTTAATTGTAACTGGTAGTACATTCATACAAAATTTACCATTAGGTTCAACAAATTTAGTGGTTACCTATAACCCAACAACTGGAAGATTAGAACAACAATCAATCGATGCAGCTGTTGGTACGAGTGGAGTAGATGGTACATCTGGAACTGGTGGTACATCTGGAACTGGTGGTACATCTGGAACAAGCGGAACGAGTGGAACGAGTGGAAGTAGTGGAACTTCTGGTACGAGTGGAACATCAGGTACATCTGGAACATCAGGTACATCTGGAACAAATGGTACGTCTGGTTCATCTGGGACAAGTGGAACAAGTGGAACATCTGGAACGTCTGGTACTTCAGCAACATCTGGAACATCTGGAACGTCTGGTACTTCTGGAAGTAGTGGAAGTAGTGGTTCATCTGGAACAAGTGGGACAAGTGGAACATCTGGAACGTCTGGTACTTCAGCAACATCTGGAAGTAGTGGAACATCTGGTTCTTCTGGAAGTAGTGGTTCTTCTGGAACATCTGGTTCAAGTGGTTCTTCTGGAACATCTGGTTCAAGTGGTTCAAGTGGTAGTAGTGGTTCATCTGGAACATCTGGTTCAAGCGGAAGTAGTGGTTCAAGCGGAAGTAGTGGAAGTAGTGGAACCTCTGGTTCATCAGGTTCGTCTGGTTCATCTGGAACAAGCGGAACGAGTGGAAGTAGTGGAAGTAGTGGTTCTTCAGGAACATCAGGTTCGTCTGGAACCTCTGGTTCATCAGGTTCATCTGGAACAAGTGGTTCAAGTGGAAGTAGTGGTACGAGTGGAACGTCTGGTTCAAGTGGTACTACTGGTACATCTGGTTCTTCGGGAACATCGGGCACTTCTGGTTCTTCTGGAACATCTGGTAGAGAAGGTGGTAGACTTTTCGAAGTAATTAATGATGGATTCAATTATGCATTTGATGGATATGATGATGCTACATTCCCAACCTTAACATTAGTAAGAGGTGAATTATTTTACTTTGATGTAAGTGGAGTTTCAGCATCACACCCATTTGCATTAAGATTATCAAGCGGTAATACTTCAGTTGTAGATGGTACAATAAATAATGACCCATTAAATGGATTAGCTGGAACAACTGATTTAATAGCATATAGAGTACCTGAAGATGCACCAAACAATATTGTTTATCAATGTGCAGTTCATTCATCAATGATTGGAATTATTGAAATTGTTGATAAAAACGGAACTTCTGGTACATCTGGTACTTCTGGTAGTAGTGGAACATCTGGTACGAGTGGAACTTCAGGTTCTTCTGGGACAAGTGGAACCTCTGGTTCTTCTGGAACAAGTGGAAGTAGTGGTACTTCTGGTACCTCTGGAACGAGTGGTAGTAGTGGAACTTCTGGTTCAAGTGGTAGTAGTGGTTCAAGTGGAAGTAGTGGAAGTAGTGGAACATCGGGTTCATCAGGAAGTAGTGGAAGTAGTGGGACATCGGGTTCTTCTGGTTCATCTGGTTCATCTGGTTCGTCTGGAACGAGTGGAACGAGTGGAAGTAGTGGTTCTTCTGGTACGAGTGGTACGAGCGGTGAAAGTGGTTCATCTGGAACTTCTGGTTCAAGCGGGACAAGTGGAGTTGATGGTACTTCTGGTTCAAGTGGAACAAGCGGATTAGATGGAACATCGGGTACATCTGGTACATCGGGAACTTCTGGCACTTCTGGTACATCTGGGACAAGTGGTACATCGGGAACTTCTGGAACTTCTGGAACTAGTGGTGAGAATGGTTCATCTGGAACATCTGGTTCTTCTGGAACATCGGGAACGAGTGGAACATCAGGTACATCTGGAACAAGTGCAACATCTGGAACCTCTGGTACAAACGGAACGAGTGGAAGTAGTGGTACTTCTGGTTCATCTGGTTCAACCGGTACTGATGGTACATCGGGAAGTAGTGGTTCTTCTGGGACAAGTGGTACGAGTGGTTCAAATGGAACAAGCGGAAGTAGTGGAACATCTGGAACAAGTGGTTCAACGGGAACGGATGGGACAAGTGGTTCTTCTGGAACAAGTGGTACGAGTGGTTCGAATGGTACATCAGGAAGTAGTGGTACTTCTGGTTCTTCTGGTTCAACTGGTAGTAGTGGAACTTCTGGTACTTCTGGTTCTTCTGGGACAAGTGGGACAAGTGGTTCGAATGGAACGAGTGGAAGTAGTGGAACTTCTGGTTCAAGTGGTTCAACGGGAACGGATGGTACATCTGGTTCATCTGGTTCATCTGGAACAAGTGGAGTTGATGGAACGAGTGGAAGTAGTGGAACTTCTGGTTCAACTGGAACGGATGGTACATCTGGTTCATATGGTACATCTGGAACAAGTGGTTTATCTGGTTCAAATGGTACATCTGGAACTTCAGGTTTAAATGGAACTTCAGGTTCGTCTGGTACAAGTGGTTCATCTGGTTCATCTGGTACTAATGGTACGTCTGGTTCATCGGGAATTAGTGGAACTTCTGGGACAAGTGGAAGTAGTGGAAGTAGTGGTACATCTGGTTCAAGTGGTACATCTGGAACATCTGGAACCGCAGGTACATCTGGTTTAGATGGAACTTTATTTGGAAGTAGTGGTACTTCGGGTTCTTCTGGTTCAACTGGAACATCGGGAAGTAGTGGAACTTCTGGAACAAGTGGAGTTGATGGAACATTCTTCGGTTCTTCTGGTTCATCGGGTACTTCTGGTACAAGTGGAAGTAGTGGAACAAGTGGTTTGAGTGGTTCAAGCGGTACATCTGGAACTTCTGGAACAAGCGGACAAGATGGAACATTCTTTGGTTCATCTGGAACCTCTGGAACATCTGGTGTTGGTACTAATGGTACATCCGGTTCAAGTGGTACATCTGGAACTTCTGGAACAAGCGGACAAGATGGAACATTCTTTGGAAGTAATGGAACTGCTGGTACATCTGGTACATCTGGTTCATCTGGAACAAGCGGAAGTAGTGGAACTGCTGGTACGTCTGGAACAAGCGGACAAGATGGAACTTTATTTGGAAGTAGTGGTACATCTGGTACATCAGGTCAAAGTGGTTCATCAGGTACTTCTGGTTTAGGTACAAACGGAACCTCTGGAACAAGCGGACAAGATGGAACTTTATTTGGAAGTAGTGGAACATCTGGAACAAGTGGTCAAAGTGGTTCATCAGGTACTTCTGGTTTAGGTACAAACGGAACCTCTGGGACTAGTGGACAAGATGGAACTTTATTTGGAAGTAGTGGAACATCTGGGACAAGTGGTGAAAGTGGTTCATCTGGTACAAGTGGTATTGGGACAAATGGAACATCAGGTACTTCTGGACAAGATGGAACTTTATTCGGTTCGTCTGGAACATCTGGTACAAGTGGTGAAAGTGGTTCATCAGGAACATCTGGGTTAGGTACAAATGGTACTTCTGGAACAAGTGGACAGGATGGTACGTTATTCGGTTCATCTGGTACATCTGGAACATCAGGTGAAAGTGGTTCATCTGGTACTTCTGGGTTAGGTACAAATGGAACATCAGGTACTTCTGGGCAAGATGGAACTTTATTCGGTTCATCTGGAACATCTGGTACATCAGGTGAAAGTGGTTCGTCTGGAACATCTGGTGTTGGAACTAATGGAACATCGGGTACTTCTGGACAAGATGGAACTTTATTTGGTTCGTCTGGTACAAGCGGAACATCAGGTGAAAGTGGTTCTTCTGGAACATCTGGAGTTGGTACGAATGGAACATCAGGTACTTCTGGACAAGATGGAACATTATTTGGTTCATCAGGTACTTCTGGTACAAGTGGTGAAAGTGGCTCATCTGGTACTTCTGGTATAACGGGCACCGCTGGTACTTCGGGAACATCTGGACAGGATGGAACTTTATTTGGTTCTTCTGGAACATCGGGAACATCTGGTATTGGTACTGATGGTACATCTGGTATAACGGGTACTGCTGGAACATCTGGGACAAGTGGACAAGATGGAACTTTATTTGGAAGTAGTGGTTCTTCTGGAACAAGCGGAGTAAGTGGAAGTAATGGAACATCTGGCATTGGAACAAATGGTTCATCTGGAACAAGTGGACAAGATGGAACTTTATTCGGAAGTAGTGGTACTTCTGGTACATCTGGATTAGGTACTAATGGTACATCTGGATTAGGTACTAATGGTACTTCTGGAACATCTGGGCAGGATGGAACTTTATTTGGTTCATCCGGTACATCTGGTACATCGGGTTCATCTGGATTGGGTACAAATGGTTCATCTGGAACCGCAGGTACATCTGGTTTAGATGGAACTTTATTTGGAAGTAGTGGTTCATCTGGAACATCTGGAATGGCTGGTTCAAGTGGTTCAAGTGGTTTAAGTGGTACATCTGGTATTACTGGTGATGGTGGTTCATCTGGTACATCTGGTTCATCTGGGATATCGGCTACAATTACTGGAACTACTAATAACGGAGTTCTTACACTAAATGGGTCATCACCCAATATTACAGCTGAAAGTGGACTTACTTATGATGGTACTTTATTAGATGTAACGGGTAACGCAACTATATCAGGTAATATAACTGGAAATAATGTAACTGCAAATACATCAGTTTATACACCTAACTTTAGAGAATTATTTTCTAATTTAGGTACGGGTGGAAGTGTAACAATTAATTTAACAACTGCAAATAATTTTAGATATACGGCTAATGCAAATGTTACTTACACATTCTCAAACCCACCATCATCTCCTCAGGGATTTGGATTTACGTTGGTTTATGTGAATGGTGGTAACTTTACAACAACATGGCCGGCATCAGTAGATTGGGCTGGTGGTATAGCACCTGCGTTAACTGCAAATGGAACTGATATTTTAGTATTCTATACTTATGATGGTGGAACAACATATTATGGATTCTTATCCGCAGCAAATTTAAGTTAAGAAAGTTATGAGTATAGCAAGAAGATTAGTAACAGCAGCCGGTGGTAGTGAGGTACTACCATTTCAATTCCAACTAACAGTTGGTGCTGGGCAATTATTTGAATTACCTTTAGTAACTGTTGGTGGTACTCAACCAAAAGTTCAAGTAGGATGGGGTGATGGTAATTCATCACCTATTATAGAAAGTGTAACTGATATTAATAGATTTCATACATATGCAACCGCTGGTACATATACGGTATCTGTAATTGGTTCACTACCTGGATTTAGGGTTGATAATAGTACATATAGAGTATTATATACTGCGATACTTGATTGGGGAAATGTTGGATTAAGAAGTATTAACTTTTATGGATGTACAAATATAACATCAATACCTGGTGGTGCAATTGGTTTAAGTAGAATAACTCAATTTAACAATACATTTAGGGGTACTGGTATAACATCAATCCCATCTGATTTATTTAGTTATTCTCCAATAGTATTGGATTTTATAGATACATTTTCATTTACAAGAATAACATCAGTTCCAAACAATTTATTTGATGAATGTACTTTAGTAACATCATTTAACTCAACTTTTAACGCATGTACATCATTAGTGAGTGTACCAAATGAATTATTCAGATATAATACACAAGTAATTAACTTTTCATCTACATTTAGAAATAATAGAGCGTTAACAAATATACCAACATTTTCATATAATCCAAATGTTACGGTATTTACGAATATATTTAATATGAGTTCCATAACCAATGGTTCAGCTAGTTGGGGAACTGTTGAAGCACTTTGGTCTAGGTCACCTGAACCATTAGGTACAAACGCATTTAACAATTGTACTGGAATTACAAATTACGCATCAATACCTGTAAATTGGAAATAATAAAGATATGTATTTAAAATTAGAAAACGGAAATATAAGATATCCTTACACAATTAGTGAACTTAAATTGGAAAATCCAAATACAAGTTTCCCTGCGGTGTTAACTAATGAGGTATTAGAATCATTTGATGTATATTATGTAGAAGCTACTGAATATACTGATGATTATACAAAAAACATAGAGGAAGGTACTCCAATCCTATCCGATTCATCATATATTCAAGTTTGGAATATAACCGATGCAACTGAATCAGAAATTTCAGTAAAACTTGAAGAAAAATGGGTAGAAATTAGAATTATGAGAGATGCTTTATTAGCACAATCAGATTGGACCCAATTTCAAGACTCACCTATAAGTGGTACTACTTTAGTTGAGTGGCAAACATATAGACAATCTTTAAGAGATGTAACATCTCAACAAAATCCATATAATTTAAGCTGGCCGGCTAAACCAATGTAGTAAAAGAAATTTGTTTATATTTATACCTATAAAGAATGGAATAAATAGCAAATGAGAATAGATGCACCAAGTTTTTCGGGCTCAATTAACCAAGCACCTTCCGCATATGCAACCCTAAGTGGTTCATTTACTGGAAGTTTTACTGGTTCCTTTAAGGGAGATATTGAAGTAACAACTGCTGAATTTACTAACCTAAGTGTAAAAGATAGTTTACGATTAGGGTATGATAAAGGTAATACTACTCAATATGTATTGGTATCAAGTGGCTCTATTGCGGTTTCTGGTTCGATAGATTTACAAGGCGGTTCATTTAATGTGGATGGTGTAAATGTATTGGATTCAGCGATAGCATTTGCGATTGCATTGGGATAAAAAAATAAAATATGGCAAATACATTTAAAAATAGTGTTAAAGGACCAGCCGGAACGGGTGGTTTAAGTGTTTATACGACTCCATCCAATGCTGTTGCAACGGTAATTGGGGTTAGTGTAGCAAATATTGTTGCTCAAAACATCAACGTTGATGTTCAGATAACTGATAACTCAGCTGGGGTAACAAAATATTTAATTAAAGGAGTATTAATTCCACAAGGTTCATCAACTATTTTAGTAGGTGGTGACCAAAAAGTAGTATTAGAAGCAAATGACTCTATTACTGTAACATCATCGGTGAACACATCAGCTGATGTTGTAGTATCAGTATTAGAAATTACATAAATATAAAGATTAATGAAGTACGCAGGTAAGAATCCAAATGGTATTAATCAGGTCAGTCAAAGTTTACTATCGGTTGATGTAAACGGAGTACAGCAATTAACGGTATCAACGGCATCGTTAGATATCAACACTAAATTATCAGTTACTAATGGTGTTTTGGCATCATCATATACTGGTTCTGCTTTTAGTGGTAGTAAATTTGTTGGTTCTCAATTTTCCGGCTCATTCTCTGGTTCATTTAGTGGTGATGGTTCAAATTTAACCAAAATTCCATTTGAAGGATTAACCGCAGATGCACAATCTAAAATTCAAAGTGGAGATGGGACAGCTAGAATATCAAATAATAAACTTTCTATAAATGTTAATACTGATATAACCGGTTCTTTATTAACTACTGGAACGGTATCGGCATCTTTCTTAGCTGGAGATGGTTCAAACATAACAAATATATCAGCGGCATCGATTGGTGATATTAATCGATTAAAATCAGGTTCAGCAACCGCAACCATTTCTCCTAATAAAGGATTAGAAGTAAATGTAGGAATCGTAACTGAAAAATATTTAGGAGTTAGTGGTTCTGCTCAAATAGCTGGTAATTTAAATGTAGATGGTACAACAACTTTAAAAAGTTTAAATGTAGCAGGTACAATTACCGCAACTGAATTAAAAACAACATACATATCTTCATCAATAATATTTTCATCTGGTTCCAATAAATTTGGTGACCAATCTTCGGATACGCATGAATTTACTGGTTCGTTAAGAGTTAAAGATACAATACAAATACCATCATATACATCAAACCCAGTATCTGGTAAAGTTGGTGAAATATATTATAACACTTCAGATACTAACATATATCGTTGGACTGGATTGATATGGGAACCTGCGGCTGGTACGGCTGGTACATCAGGTACGAGTGGTACTTCAGGTACTTCAGGTACGTCTGGGACAAGTGGTACTTCTGGGACAAGTGGTAGTAGTGGTTCTTCTGGAGCTAGTGGTTCAAGTGGAAGTAGTGGTTCAAGTGGAAGTAGTGGAACATCTGGGACAAGTGGAACATCTGGTAGTGGTGGAACATCTGGTAGTGGTGGTTCATCTGGTACAAGCGGAAGTAGTGGTACGAGAGGAACTAGTGGTTCATCTGGAACTTCTGGGACATCTGGTACAAGCGGAAGTAGTGGAAGTAGTGGAAGTAGCGGTACATCTGGAACTTCTGGAACAAGTGGAACTTCAGGTTCATCTGGTTCAAGTGGATTCGGTTCAAGCGGAACATCTGGAAGTGGTGGAACATCTGGTACAAGTGGTACACGTGGTACCTCTGGTTCTTCTGGAACCTCTGGTTCATCTGGAACATCGGGTTCTTCTGGAATAAGTGGTTCGTCTGGAACATCAGCAACAAGCGGAAGTGGTGGTACATCCGCAACAAGCGGAAGTAGTGGTTCAAGTGGAAGTAGTGGAACATCTGGTTCATCTGGTTCATCGGGAACGAGTGGTACTTCTGGAACAAGAGGAACTTCGGGAACTTCAGGAACTTCTGGGACTAGTGGGATATCTGGTTCGTCTGGTTCTTCTGGTTCTTCTGGAACATCTGGAACATCTGGAATATCTGGTTCAAGTGGTAGTAGTGGTTCAAGTGGAAGCTCGGGAACTTCTGGAACAAGTGGTACTCGTGGTACTTCTGGAACGAGTGGTATAGATGGAGTTGTTGGAGATGGTGGTACATCAGGTTCGTCTGGGAGTAGCGGTAGTAGCGGAACCTCTGGAAGTAGTGGTTCTTCTGGAACCTCTGGAACTAGCGGTTCATCAGGTACAAATTCAACGGCTGGTACGGGTGGAACGTCTGGTTCATCTGGAAGTAGTGGTTCATCTGGTACAAGTGGAACGAGTGGAACTTCAGGTTCTTCTGGGACAAGTGGAAGTAGTGGTTCTTCTGGAACATCTGGTTCTTCTGGAAGTAGTGGAACATCTGGAACATCTGGAACGAGTGGAATAAATGGATTAATAGGAAGTAGTGGTACAGGTGGAACTGCTGGAACTGGTGGTACATCTGGAAGTAGTGGTTCGTCTGGAACATCTGGCACAAGCGGAACTTCTGGAACATCTGGTACAAGCGGAACTTCTGGAACAAGAGGTACTGCTGGTAGTGGTGGTTCAAGTGGTTCTTCTGGAAGTAGTGGAACATCTGGAACGAGTGGAACATCTGGTTCTTCTGGAAGTAGTGGAACTTCTGGGACAAGTGGAAGTAGTGGAACTTCTGGGACAAGTGGAAGTAGTGGAACTTCTGGAACAAGGGGTACTGCTGGTAGTGGTGGTTCATCTGGGACTAGTGGAAGTAGTGGAACATCTGGAAGTAGTGGAACTTCTGGTTCGTCTGGTTCAAGTGGAACTTCTGGAACGAGTGGAACTTCTGGAACGAGTGGAACATCTGGTAGTAGTGGAACATCTGGTTCATCTGGTGTATTAGCATTAACTGGTACAACTGATAATGGTGTAATCACATTAAACGGAACTGCACCAAACGCAACCGTTGAAAGTAATTTAAGATTCGATGGTACTACATTAGCAGTAACTGGTAACGCTACAATTAGTGGTGACCTTACTGTAAGTGGTACAACAACATATATTAATACAACAACTCTTAATGTAGGTGATAATATCATTACATTAAATGCAGATATTGGAGCAGCAACTGCACCAACTGAAAATGCTGGTATAGAAGTTAAGAGAGGAAACGCAGCAACAAAACAATTTTATTGGAACGAATCAACTGATAGATGGTACGCTGATTCTGATTTACAATCTGCTGGTAATTTATATGGTACTCAAATAGATACTGGGCAAGGATTAACTGAAGTTCATTTGATGAACCAAAACGTTCGTACATCTGATACTATAACATTTGCTAGACTAAATCTTACAACAACAGGTAATGATTATTATTTTGCAGCAAATGGATTGACAATGACAAGTATCTCAACTGGTGAAACCATTTGGAGAAACTTATCATCTTTACGTTTTACTGATAATAATGATTGGGATTATAATAGTTGGGCAGGATTAAAATTCATAAACGCATCTAAGAGAATTGTATTGGGTGTAGGGGGTAATGTTTTTACAGCAAACTCAGCACAAACTGGTAACTTATTGTTGGATAGAATTGATACAATGTATTTATTCGATACAACTTATTATTTAAACACCGGTACTTCAAACTTAAACTCATTAACATTAGCTGGTAATTTAGTAGCAGCTCAAGTTAATACTGGGCAAGGATTAACCGAAGTTCATTTGATGAACCAAAATGTTAGAACTACTGATAGTGTAACTTTTGCAAATATAACTGGTAATACAATTTATGTAGGTGGTGGCACTACATATTTTATTAATAATGATATATCTCGATTAAATTATATAAATGCTAATGCTTTCGCACAAGAGCAAGGTAGTGTATTAAAAATAACATATCCAAATGGAGGTACATTAAATAATAGTACATCATCCGTAACTGGAGCAATAAAGATACGACTTCCTCAATCGTGGACAAACACTATGATGGAGTTAAAAGTTCGTATTTACAATTATAGTGGAGATACTTATTGGGAATACTCAATGGGTGGATATAATTATTCACCATCAACATCTTGGATTAATACAAATGCAAGTGTTGCTGGGGCAGCTGGGGCACCTGCATATACTGTTAGATTTGCACATGATGGTACTTATTGTACAATATTCATCGGTGAATTAGCAACAACTTGGTCATACCCTAAAATAGTTGTTACTGAGTTTATTGGTGGACATTCAAACTTCGCTGTATCTCAATGGGATGGTGATTGGGCTCTATCATTTGAAACAACATCATTTGGTACTGTAACATCCACTAAAACTCCAACATTAAGAACTGGTAATTTTATAGCAGATGGTACAATAAGTGGTACATCGATAGATACTGGACAAGGTTCAACTGAAGTTCATTTAATGAACCAAAACATTCGTACAACGGATGATGTTACTTTTTCTACGATAAGAGGTACTAATTTTAGAGCATCAAACGCGTATTACTTAGGTGAAAATAATTTTTATCTTAATTTAACAAATGGTGGTTGGTATTCTAATGTAAGGATTGCATCTGAAGTAGATATGAGGGCACCTATATTCTATGATACGGATAATACTGCATATTATACAAATCCTGCTGGACTTTCTGTACTTAGCCATATCCAATTAGTAAATAACTGGGCTAACACTACTCCTAATGATGGTGCAATAAATATTAGAGGACAGTATCCATCTATGACATTTAGAAATACTATATCCAATAATATGTGGTTAAGACATATGGATGGTAGTGGTGATATACAACATTATTTTGCATCTGGCGTTGATAGTACTTCTTGGAGTATAAGACACTCAATGTTTACAAATGGTAGATTCTTCTCAGCTGAAAGCATGAGAACACCAATATTTTATGATTCAGATAATACCGCATACTATTTAGATGCAGCTAGTACTTCAAATATAAATGAAATAGTATCAGTAAGAGGGCAGTTTAGAAAAGCACAAACAAACAACAATTATACTACCGCTGCTTTATGGACTGAATCATATAGCACTACAACCACTGGTATTGCTTTTCACATTAGTGGTGTTGTTGGTAAGTATTTGGAAATGCGTACTGATGGTATTCTTTATTGGGAAAATGAAAAAGTTTGGACAGGTAGTACAGATGGTGCTGGTTCTGGATTAGATGCAGATTTATTAGATGGTCAACAAGGGACATATTATGACCATAGAATATATACTTCTACTGGAAATATTGCTGGTTCTTTTTTAGGAGGACATTATTCATCTGGGGGAACTGAAAAACCTAACTCAGCTACATTCGGAGCTGGTAAGTTAAAGGTAGCCATGCTTAGTAACGGAAACCTTGGATTTGGTGGAAGTTGGAATGATGTTCTATGGATGTCAACTTATAATGGTGGTGATGTTAAACAAAGTTACGCAATTGTTGGAGATAAGTATGGTGATAACCTATGGTTCTCAAGACAAGCATTTGATTCTGCAACTTGGGGTACTGGTAGAAGATTGTGGCATAGTGGGGATACTACCATATCAACAACAGGTGATATGCGTTCTCCAATTTTCTATGATTCGGATGATACAACATATAGAATTGATGGAAATAGTACATCTGTTCTTAATAACTTAAATATTGCTGGAACTCTTACTGTAAATGGTACAATAAATTTAGGTAATGATTTCCAAATCGGTGATTATAAATATTTTGGAATCAATAACTTAGGTGCATCTGCAACTCAAGCTAGAAGATTTGAAGTTGCACGAATTGGTATTGATTTTAATGATTGGAACTCTGTTGGTTTATTTGAAGTTGAACTTTCGGAAAATTACTACGATAAAGGTTTAAGAAAAAGATATATAGTTTCTTATGGATATGTTTCTGCAGCATCAGTTCAATTAGTTGAAGCAAATGGTATAGGTTCAAATCACTTCCAAGTAACTATTGGTTCTGAAGTAGTTGTAAGTGGTGACCATAGATACATTCCTGTATATGTTGATGTTAGATATTACTCATCAGTTGATGCTCTTATTAGAACTACACGAAGTATTACTACCAATACAAATAGTGCAATTGGTGCGGTTTATATTAACACATCACCTTCTGCAACTAACATTTCCGATTTTACGGCAGATAGTATTGTATATCCAACTTCAGGTCAATTCGGTATTGCTGCACCAACATTCTACGATTCGGATAATACATCATATTATATAGACCCATCTAATGGAGCAAATGGAATTTCTGCTAATTTACAGGGTAGAATTCAAGTTGGTACATTTAATAATTCTCAAACTAATACTGGTGAGGCTTGGATTGGTAGAGCATCTGATAGAGCAGCCGGTGTATTAACTGTACAATTAGGTGGTGGTGCAGGTAGATATTTAGAAGTAGTAGATAATGCTTGGACTACTGTTGAGTTTAGTGTAAATGATAGTGGTGTTGCTACTGCAGCAGCAAGTTTTAGAGCACCTATATTCTATGATTCGAATAATACATCATATTATTTAGACCCTACATCAACAACATCGTTAAGAACTGTTGGTAGTTGGAGAAGTGATTCATCTACATGGGATGGTGAATTTAGTGGTAAGATTCAATATCATTCTAATAATTGGTATTTCCAAGCTGCTGGAGACTGGATTTGGAGAAATTCAGGTGGTAGTAACGTAATTTATGGTAACCAAAGTGGTGAATTGACTGCAACTGGGAACATGCGTTCACCTATATTCTACGATTCTGATAATACTGGGTATTATACAAATCCAGCAGGAACATCTCGTATGAATGGAATTGCATTTGATGCAGCATCGCCTGTATATAGTGTAACCGCTGGAACATCATATCAACAACATTTTCAAATTAGAGAAGCAGGTGCTAGTGGTGCAAATGGTTCGGCCATTGCATACGCACCATCAATTGGTTTCCATTGGAGTGGTGTAGTTGCATCCAATATTACAATGGAAGCAAGTGGTAGAATTTCAATAAGAAATAATCCGGGTACATCATATGAAAATTTGGTTGCTAACAATATGTACGCATATGCATTCTATGATGAAAATAATACTGGATATTACTTAGACCCTGCATCTACTTCTGTACTAAACGCAATTAGATTGGGTACATCTGCAAATAATTCTACATTATCTGGAGCTGGTGATTGGGGTGTTAGATTTACTACAGACGTTGGATACATACAAATAGGACCTGCAAATAGTTCATATGCTCATATCTATACGGATAGAGGTAATTTCTATATGAACGTAAATGACCTTTATCTAAATGGAAACCTTGTACCCGCATTTGGATATAATAGAGGTAGTGGTAACTTATTTGCAGCAATTTATTATGATGCAAATAATACTAATTATTATATAGATGGAGCATCAACATCAAACCTAAATGATTTACAAACTGCGGGAAGAGTTGTAATTGGTGGTAACTTTAGTAATAACGCATACAATTCAGTAGGTTCTGCTAGATTACATTTTGGAGGAGGTAACTCTGATGCAAATGATAACTATTACATAGGTACTAATATAGAAGGTTATGGTGGTTCATATACTAAATTAGATTTAAGATGGCATACTGGTATCCGTATGGGTGCACAACCTGGATATGGTGGTATTCGTTTTTATGATACTGAAGATTTAGGTACGCTTATATTCTCAATTGGTACTGGTGATGCACATGTTAGGGTAACTAATAATTTATATGTAAATGGATACACTTATTTAGGAAATGGTAACGCTGATGAAACTCATATTAATGATACTTTAAGAGTTGGTGCAACCGATAGTGGTGATTCTCATTTCTATTTTGGAGAAGATTCATCATCTTGGTATGGTGACCATTGGTATTGGGATTCTGGATATAATGTTTATAGATATAGTAGATTCGCTGGAACTGATTCCCTAATTCACTACCATGATACGAGAGATACTACTAGAATTACATATGCTAGAAATATTGTATTTGATGATTTCGGAAAAGGTATAGTTGGTAACTATTCAGCAGAGAGATTACAATTGGTATTTGCTATGGGTGATTCATACAAACCAAATACGGCAGGTACATCAACGGCAAATATGTATGGTATTGGTTGGTCACATCCAAACGCAGGTGGATTAGGTGGAGCTAATAATCTTAATGACCACGGTTTATTGATTATCAATAATGGTACATTTAGAGCAGCAATTTCATCTAGAATTGTGGCATCTGAAGAAGTAAGAGGTACATTATTTAGAGATTACAATGATAGTGGGTATTATTTAGACCCTAATACAACTGGAATTTCTTTAAGAATAGGTGGAACTGTTCATTCAGGTGGAGCATTTAGTAGTGATGGTTATTCATCATCATCACCAAACGTTGTGACACGAATAACTGCACCACAAGGAGCAGCATTTTCATCAGATGGTTCTACTGGAGCTATTAGAATTAAATTACCATTTAGGGGAAATAACCCTATGTGGACTATGAAGGTTCGAATTTATAATTACTCTACTAACCAAACATCAGAATATCTATTAGGTAATTATGCTTATGACCAAGGTGGTTATAACTCATCTGCTACTTTTATAGGTGGAGCAAGTGCAACTGCACATACTGTAAGATTTGGTAATCAGGACGGAGTTGATTGTGTTTGGATAGGTGAAACAAATACTGGATGGAGTTATCCGGTAGTTAGTGTTATTGATTTTACATCTGGATTTAGAAGTTCAAACGCTGATTCACAATCTAGAAATTGGAATATAGCAGTAGTAACATCATTTGGTACAGTCCAAACTGCAATAACGCCTGAAATTAGATTATCTAATACATACGCTCCTACATTTAGAGCTGATACGGATATGAGGGCACCAATTTATTATGATACCAACACTGCGTATTATATAAATGGTGATGGTGCATCAAACCTAAATACTCTACAAACTTATTCATATCAAGGTAATGGTAACGTAGGTGGAACTGGAAACGCATCTTGGCATCCATCTGGTATCTATTCAGCTGGTTATAACTGGTTGTATGGTGGTATCAATATGAATGGTGGCACATTAGATGGAGCAGGTCCAATTTATGGTACTATATATTATGATAGAAATGATTCAGGATATTATGCAGACCCTGCATCAACATCTAATTTTTATAATTTAAATTTAACTGGAGCTAAACATACCTACCTTACTATAAACCCTGGTAACGGATGGGAAGCAATGGTTCGTTATATTGGTGGTAGTGGTAGTAGTTGGTATGTTGGTAAACGTACATCAACTCAATTGTTAGGTAGTACTGATGCATTCCATATGTATTCTGAAACTGCCGGTAGAACAGTTGGTGGATATGATACTGCTGGTAATCATTACGCATATGGTTCATCAAGAGCTACTATATTCTATGATATAGATGATACTACATATTATATGAACCCCAATAGTAACACTTACTTATATGGTACATTTCAAGTAAATGGTGGACATGGGGATTCTCAAATTGGAGTTAGATTATTGTCTGGAAACAATGGTGCTGGTGCAGGTGAAATTAATTTAAGAATGTGGGTATCTGAACCTGGTGTAACGTGGAACTGGGGTGGATTTGGATATAACGTAACTAATAATAATGGTTCACCAAACGGATTTGGTAGAATAAATACCGCACACGGACAGGCATATATGAGATTTAGTGATGGTGGTGATTTGTATTTCTATAATACAAATACATCTGGTACTAGAGTTACTAATATGGAAATGTATCCAAATAATACCGTATTATTTAACAACTACGCTACGGGTGGTAACTCATTAAGAGCACCAATATTTTATGATTCGGATAATACGGGATACTATGGTGATTTTGCATCAACATCTCGTATAAACGCTATTAATTATGATAATTTATATTGGGCGGGAGATACGAGTTATGGTTTCATTGGTAGAAACGTATATGCTGATACTGTAAATGGTAGAGGTAGTGACCCGTTAGAATTAAACTATTATGATGGTGGTGATGTTTACATTGGACCTGGTGGTGGTAATAAAAATTTAAGAGCTAATCTTTACTATGATTATGCAAATACTGCATATTATTTAGACCCTAATGGAACTGCTAGATTATCATATGTAGTAGCAAATGGTGGTATCCGAATTGATGGAAATGAAAACCTTTACTTAGATAACAACTATGGACAATCAATTGTAGGTGTTTATACATCTGTTAGATATCAGGGTATATTTGCAATGGGTAATGCATATAAATTAGCAATTGATGGTACTGGTACTGGTAACTTATATGGATTATCTTGGTCACATCCTAATGCTGGAGGACAAGCTGGATTCTTAAATGACCACGGTTTATTGGTAATGAACTATGGTACAACTTTTGCGGCAATATCATCACGTGGTTGGTTCAGAACTTCAGTTCAGGCACCTATATTCTATGATAATGATGATACTGGATACTATGGTAATTATGCAGGTGATAGAAGCACCAGCGTTAATGGATTTACCGCAAGAACAGTAGAAGGAACCAAAGGAACATGGAAATACAATATCCCAAGATTTATTCATACGGGCGACTCTAATTATTGGGTTGGAAGTATGGGTTGGGGTACAACTGACTTCAACACTATGATGACATGGGGTAGTGGATTCATTGATTCTTGGTCAAACCCATCAAATCAACCATCTGGTACTTCACATTGGGTAGGTACTCAAGCATATCACTACACCAATGCATACAATAGTGCATATGGTTGGCAGTTGGTAGGTGGTCCAATTGGAAATTTACGATTCCGTCAATCTTGGCCAAATGCTGGTACTTGGAGAACTGTACCTATGCTTGATGTGAATGATGGAAATAGTGGAGCAATGTATGCTGGAATTTATTATGATTCGGCTGATAGTGCATATTATGCAGACCCAGCATCAACATCTCGTTTAAATATAACTAAGACTGCATTAAAAGCTCATAATGATATGAGTGGTTATGGAGAAGGAAACTGGGTTTCAGATTTCAATCGAACTCCAATAAGTTCATTTACGTTTGGTGAAGATAAATATAATGGTGGTCCATCTGGAACTTGGTGGTTCCAGGTAAATATGAGACATGCAAACTCAAGTAACTATTGGGGAACTCAATTGGCATATGGATGGGAAGATAATGCAAATGAAATTTATCAAAGAAATATTACCGGAGGAAGTTTCAGCGGATGGGTTAGATATCTAAATTCAAACAACTATTCTGGTTATTCAAATTTCGGAACAGGTACAGTTTATGGTGGTATATATTACGATGGTAATAACTCTGGATACTATGGTGATTTTGCATCAACATCTCGTTTCAATACAACCATAACTGATACAACATACTTCGGTTCAGATACTAATAAAGGTAGAGCACAGGGATATGGTACTTGGTCAAATTCATTCCATAAAACGGCATACATGTCATTTGACTGGAACGCGAATTATGACACTTATTCAAATCATGGTATCGCATCTACTGATTTAAATGGTTCGTTTAGTGATTCGATGAGTATTAACTCATTTAATGATATCAACTTAAGATTAGATTCAAATGATAATAATGCAAACTCATATGTAAGAATACATGATAATACTACTGGCCAGTCAGTTTCCGTAGCATATATCGGACGAGAGAGTGGTAACGCTATTGCATATTTCAATAATAGAGTATATGGTAACGTATATTACCACAACAGTGATACTGCATATTATTTGGCTCCGAATGGTACTTCCAGATTGAATAGAACAAACTATGATTATGTTTATTCTTATAACTGGGTTTACGCACAGGGTGATGTTATTGCATACTACTCTGATGAAAGATTAAAAACTAAAGTTGGTTCTATTGAAAACGCTTTAGATAAAATCTCTAAATTGAATGGATTCTATTATGTTGAAAATGATTTAGCAAAATCATTCGGATACAAAAACGAAAAAAGACAATTAGGTTTATCAGCACAAGAAGTACAAGAAGTTTTACCTGAAATTGTGACATTAGCACCATTTGATACGGAAACTGATAAAAATAATAATATTGTAGGTTCCAAATCTGGAGAAGATTACTTAACTGTAAACTACGCTAAAGTAGTTCCTCTTTTAGTTGAAGGTATTAAAGAACAAACCGAAATAATCAATTCTCAGCAAAAACAAATTGATGAATTAAAAGAAATGATTAAATCTTTGATAAAATAATTGATATTTATATAAAAGAAGAAAAACTCCCAATCATACAACCAAAATTTATGTTTTGGGATTTTTCTTTATATTTATATGTGTATTTGATATTATAATCAAACTAAACTTATTGGAGAAATAAAATATGGCAGAAAGAATTGTATCACCCGGAGTATTCACAAGAGAAAACGATTTATCGTTCTTGGCTCAGGGTATCGGAGAAATTGGAGCAGCGTTTATAGGACCTTTCAAACAAGGACCTGCGTTTGTTCCCACAATCGTAAGAACACAATCAGAATTCGAAAACATTTTCGGAACACCTGATGGAACATACTACACAGAGTATGCGGTTCAAAACTATTTAAGAGAAGCAGGTACTGTGACTGTTGTAAGGGTAATGGATACCGGAGGATATACACAAGCTACACCAATTGGTTTAGTTGCTAGTGGTTCTGCTGGTAAGAAATTAATCTCTACTATTCACTCAACCAACAATGGTGATGCTGAAGTAGGATTTGGTCCATTTACTGTAACACCATCATTAACTATATCTGGTTCATTTGTAGTTTCTGGTTCTGGTATTGGTTTTGTATCATCATCTTTAGTTCCATCGGCAACTAATGATGTAAGTGATGTATTTGGTGAATCACCATTTGGTTCAAAAGATGGATATGTTTATTCATACTTTGAAAATGAAGCATCTGCATTTAATTACAATACAAGCAATCCTGCTGGAGCAGTTGTAGCAATTGCATTACCATCTCAAGTATTTGGTGGTACTGATTTAGGATTAGGAGCACCTTCGCAAGCTGGAGCATCTCCTGCACAAACTCCTTATGTAAAATCACAACTTATTTCTGGTGAGAGATATGAATTATTCCGTTTCCATACATTAGGATATGGTAACAACGAAAACACAAGATTTAAAATCGGTATTTCTAATGTGAAAGCAGCTGGTGAAGATGGAGCAACTGATTACTCTACATTCTCTGTATCTGTAAGAGCATACAATGATACTGATAAGAGAAAATCAGTATTAGAAACATTTAACAACGTAAACTTAGACCCTGCATCTCCTAACTTTATAGCTAGAGTAATTGGTGATAGATTTATGACAATTGATTCAACTGGTAAAATTACTGAATATGGTGATTGGTTGAATAACTCAAAATATATTAGAGTAGAAGTTAAAGAGCAAGGTTCATACCCTGTATCAGCAGCACCATTTGGACATGGAGCTTATACTAATCCAATTGAAACAACAACAACAACACAGGCCGAATGGATACCTGCTGTTGTTTTCCAAACTGGTTCAGTAGATAATACTGCTGGTTCACCAATTTATTTTGCTGGTTTTGATTTCGAAACAATTGGTATTAAATTAGATAACGCTAATTATTTGGCACCATTACCAACTACTAAAATTGGAGCAAACGTAGATTTCGGATTTGATTCTCAACTTACTTATGTAATGAGTGGTTCTGATTCAACTGATATGGCTAAGAGACAATTTATATTAGGTTTCCAAGGTGGATTTAACGGACAATCTCCGGCAACTCCAATTAACTTAGGAACGGCAATATCAGCAGCTAACTCACAGGGATTTGATTTATCAACTTCTGTAGCTAGTGGATATGAGGCATACTCTAAAGCAATCAACGCAATTTCAAACGCTGATGAATATGATATCAATATGGTTGTAACTCCGGGTGTTATTAGAAGATTACACACTCCGGTTACTACTAAAGTAATTGATATGGTTGAAGCTAGACAAGATTGTTTCTACATCGCTGATTTTAACGCAGCACCTGATACAATAGCACAAGCTACTACTCAGGCAGCAGCAGTTGATTCAAACTACGCTGGTACTTACTACCCTTGGGTTAAGATGGTTGATTCAAACACTAACAAATTAATAAGTGTTCCACCATCAGTATTGTTACCTGCTGTGTACGCATCAAATGACGCTATTGCGGCTGAATGGTTCGCACCTGCTGGTTTGAATAGAGGAGGAATCGTAGGAGCTGTTTCAGTTCTTAATAGATTAACACATTCTGAAAGAGATACTTTATATGAAAACAAAGTAAACCCAATCGCTTCTTTCCCTGGGCAAGGTATTGTAGCATTTGGACAAAAAACGTTGCAAGATAAAGCATCAGCATTGGATAGAATCAACGTAAGAAGATTATTGATTACCGTTAAAAAGTATATCGCATCTACTTCTAGATTCTTAGTGTTCGAACAAAATACCGCAGCAACTCGTGGTAGATTTATCAACACTGTACAACCTTACTTAGAAGGAATTCAACAAAGACAAGGTTTATACGCATTCAAAGTAGTTATGGATGAATCTAACAACACACCTGATGTAGTAGATAGAAACATTTTAGCAGGACAGATATTCTTACAACCAGCAAAAACTGCTGAATTTATTGTAATTGATTTCAATATCTTACCTACTGGAGCAAGTTTCTCAGCATAAATTAACAAATAAAAAAATAACTAATATTTATTAGTATAATAGGAGATAAAACATGGCAGAAGTATTAGAATTTTCACAAATGATGTTTACCAACTTCGAACCGAAGATGAAGAACCGCTATATTATGGAGATTGACGGAATTCAATCTTACTTAATAAAATCAGCGGCTAGACCATCTATCACTTTCGAACCGGTTAAACTAGACCATATCAACACTTATCGCAAATTGCAAGGTAAGGGAGAATGGCAGGACATTACAATAACATTGTATGACCCAATCGTTCCATCTGGAGCACAACAAGTAATGGAATGGGTTCGTTTAGGATATGAATCGTTAACTGGTAGAAAAGGTTACGCCGATTTCTATAAAAAGGACATCGATTTCTATATGCTAGGGCCTGTTGGTGATAAAATCGAACAATGGAAGTTAAAAGGAGCATTTATTGTATCTGCTAACTTCGGAGATTTATCATTTGATTCAAACGATGCAGCTGATATCGAATTGACATTGGCTTATGATTACGCAATTTTAGAATTCTAAAATAAAAATCAATAATTACATTAATTAGAGAGGTTCTTTTATTAAGAATCTCTCTTTTTTTTTAATTTTTCAAAAAGTATATATTTATATACAAACAAATAAAGGTTAATTATGAGCAATACTAAATTCGATTTCCCAACGGAAATTATTGATTTACCATCAAAGGGGTTAGTGTATCCCGAAAAACACCCATTAAGAAAGGGTAACATTGAAATCAAATACATGACAGCTAGAGAAGAAGATATCCTTGCATCACAAACTTTAATTAAAAAAGGTGTGGTATTGGATAAATTATT